TACGGCACACAGGACCGTGCAGTGACCTCTGGTGACTATGAAGCAATCGTTCGTCAGATCTATCCAGCAACTAGTGATATCATTATCTTTGGTGGTGAAGATCAAGATCCACCAGAATACGGTAAAGTTTTTATTGCATTGAAACCAAAGGATGCAAGTTACCTATCTTCTCTAACAAAAGCAGAAATTGTCGAACAACTAGAGAAGTATACTGTTGCATCTGTCGAACCAAGGATTATTGACCCATCAATTCTGTTTGTTGAGTTGAACAGTAAGATCTACTATGATAGAAACAAGACTGATGAGACACCTGCTCAGATCAGAGACAAAGTGATTGGTGCGATGCAGTCTTATCTTGATACAAGTGATACTGAGAAGTTCAATGGTAAGTTTAGATACAGTAAAGCAATTGCTGTAATTGATGACACAGACCGTGCTATCAACTCTAACTTAACATCTGTTACAATGAGGAAAGACTTTTATCCTCAACTCAATTCTACTTTCTATTATGAAATTTGTTTCCAAAATGCGTTCGACGTTGACTGCGACGACCCTGTTCTTTCGTCTACTGGTTTTAGGGTTACTGAATACCCTAATTTTGATGTTTATCTGGAGGACAAGGATGGTAAAATCGTCCTATATAGACTAGATAGCGTAACTGGTGAAAAAGTTGTCCTCGACAGCGAAGTTGGCGATATTGATTATGCAAAAGGTGAACTGAAAATGTATGCCCTGACTATTATCAAGGGCAGTTTCTTTGACAATCGTATTTCGGTAAGAGTAAAACCACTTTCTAATGATATCAAGGCAGTCCGTGAGGTCTATCTTGACGTTGACGTTGCGAATTCCTCGTTCACTGCATACAAAGAGTAAGTAAATGCCCGCTGTAAAGACTAAGAGAATTTCCACTCTGATCGAATCGCAGCTTCCTGCTTTTATTTCTGATGAATACGAACAGTTTAGTAAGTTCGTTCAGAAGTATTATGAAGCACAGGAAGTACAAGGTGGCACTTTGGATGTTATTAACAACATTCAGAAGTATGCTGATATCGATTACTACGAGAAAAACATTCTCAAGCAGCATGATAGTCTAACAGCAGACATTACCAGCAGCGATACTACAATCACTGTAACAGATGCACAATCCTTCCCAAAGAAGAACGGATACATCCGCATTGGCGATGAGATCATCTTCTATGCTAGCAGGACAGACACCGAATTCCAAGAATGCTCTAGAGGTATTAGTGGCAACACATCTCTTGGTGACCTATATGAGGCAAGCAATTTTACTAGTACAGATGCCGCAGCGCACTCTTCAGGACAAAAGGTTTACAATGTAAGTAACCTATTCTTGTATGCACTAGTTAAGAACTTTGAGAACCAGTACCTTGGTTCATTCCCCGAGAAGTATCTCAGAGGTGAAATCGATAAAAGAACCCTTATCAAGAACATTCAGAAGTTCTATAAGGCAAAAGGAACAACAAGTTCTATCAAGTTTATCTTTAATACTATTGTAACTCAGGATGTAAATGACAAACCTGAGGTATACAAACCAAGAGACTTTACATACAAGTCTTCTAATGCTGATTGGATTAATACTTTTGCTATTAAGTGTACTGCACTTAGTGGTGATCCAAAAACTTTGATTGGAAAAGTTATTGTACAAGAAGCAACAGATGAATATGGATATGCATCTGCTACTGTAGACAATGTACAAACTGATGGCAAGAGAGATGGAGAAACCATCTATAAGATTATTCTTGCTCCAGAGACGGTAAATGGTGAATTTGCTGTATCTACCAAAACTAGACTGACGAGATCCCTTGCAGGAACTGCATCCTCGGGGGATAGAATTAACGTATTCTCAACTCGTGGTTGGAGTAATGAAGGATCTGTTTTTGTTGGCAATGAGACGATTACGTTCAAAGAAAAGAACGCAACACAGTTTATCATTAATCAAAGACAGGTATCTGGTGCTCAACCTATTCCTCTAGATACTCCTGTATATAAACCAGTTACTATTTCTGGTTCTGGAGTAACACTCCTATCGTTTGGTGTTATCTACACTGCAAATCCAAGTGATAGTCTTCCTTATTCCGGTGTTGTTGATAAGATTGAAGTATCTTTTCTTGGATTTACTACATCTGATCCTAAGATTTTTAAATTTGGAACAAATGATACCCGCTGGATCTTAGATCAAGGTCAAGCAGTATCTGCTTCCACTTTACCATCAGTCCAAGCAGGACTAGATCAAGTTACAACTAATGTAACTTCTATTCATGAAGATGACCAATACTATTATATCACATCTTCTGGTTATCCATCACATAATATTTTAGATGGTTCTAAAGTAACCGTAGATGTACTGGATCAAAACATCCTACGATTAATCCGTAAAAGAGCAACAGTAACTACTGAAGAATACAAAACACCAAAAGCAGATACTTGCATTTTTCTGAATGGTGTTAGAGGATACAGTTACAAAGATACTGAAAGCGTTTACTATGGTAAACTAGAGAAGATTACTATTAATGCACAGGGCAGAGGATATGATGCACCACCATATGTATTGATTGACCAAGTTCCTGGTAAAGCAAGAGCAATTCTTTCTGGTCAGGTTGTTGAGAGTGTTATTGTAGATACTGATGACATCTTCCCAACAACTCCAGAAATTACCATTACTTCTGGTAGAGAAGCAGTAGTTCGTGCTGTTGTTACTGGTGGTAAGGTAACTAGTCTACAAATTGACAATCCTGGTGAATATTATTCCTCACCTCCTCTAGTAAGAATTAGAGATAATGCTGGTCGTGGTAGATTTGCTAGTTACAATGCAATCGTTGGTGGCGATGGAAAGATCATTGGTTTTGAGAAAATTGATGAAGGCAATTTCTACACCCAAGAAAGTGTCATTGTAGACATCATTCCCGCTGGTACTGGTGCAGTTGGTATTCCTCAACTAAAAGAATGGAACTACAACAGATACACCAAACTTGGAACAGATGTTGACACTGAGAATGGTTATGTATTTGAAAACTATGATCCTGTTCTTAAGTATGGATATGGTTATCTTGCTAACCCTAAAACACTAAGAGTTGGTCTTAGTGATAATCTTAACAGTGCTGGAACAGAACCAGCAACTAAAACTCACTCACCTATCATAGGTTTTGCTTATGATGGCAATCCAATCTATGGTCCGTTTGGACACGAGAACCCACTAGATCCCCAGTCTCCTATTGTTAGGATGACTTCTAGTTATTCTCTCAATGGATCTCGCTCTGGTGGTCCTGCTATAAACAGATTTCCACTGGGCACATTTGTCAATGACTACACTTATACCCACAAGAGTGGTTCACTAGACAAGAACAATGGAAGAATTTGTGTTACCCCAGAATTTCCGCAAGGAACTTATGCTTATTTCATTACTATTGATAGCAATCAAGTACCGAAATATCCATACATTCTAGGTGATAGCTTCTACTCTCTACCAGTAGACAGCAATTACAATTCTAACATAAATCAAAACGATATTCCAAAAACCGCAAAGAGATTTTCTGTTCCTGGTATTACTAGGAATGGTGATGGATTTATCGGGTTTATTTCTGATGTTTCTTCTGGCAATGTAGAAGGAATTGATGTATATCGTTCTTCTGGCAATTTCTCGGTAAACTCAAAAGCATATTTTGACAATTCGGGAACTGAAGGATCTGAGGTAGAGGCACTAGTCTCTAGCGTCAAAGGTAAAGGTGTAAACTACCTGCAAAGCAAAGAGACAAAGGTAGTACAACTAACAACTATTCAAACTGCATATTTGTTTGCTGATGATTTCCTGAGACAACCATCTTCTGGTGCGTCTGGTCAAATTGTCGGTACAGTTGCTAATGATAACTTAATTGTTCTTAAGGATGTTAATGGTACGTTTGACACGACTGGAACATTCTCTGCTGATATCAAAACCTTCTCTATTCTACTGGATCAAAATAGTTCTTATGGAGAAGGAAACGAACTTCTGCTAACGAATGGTGTAGACAACCCAATTGCTAAAGGTATTGTTCTAGAGGGAACAAACAAGCAAAATGTTGTTACTATTAAAGTGGTTGATCTAGGAGAAGAGGAAGGATATGCTACACCCACTACTAGTGACTGGAGAATTGATGACGATTACTTCATTCAATCCGAAAGCACCTTTGATACCACTGGAACTAGACTTGTAAGACTTACCTCTTTGAGTGATGGTCTAGAACCATTTATTGTTGATCAGAGTGTTGCTTTGATTGAAACAGATGCACCACATGGTCTGGGTATTGGTGACGATGTTACTATTAGTATCAATCCAGACGATACAACAAAGACGAAGACATATTATCTTAGAAAGAGACTATATCAAGAAGCAGTTCTACAAACTCCTGTAGCAAATACTACTATCAATGATACTGGAGTTGGTAGGTTCCAACTATTGAACAGTGGTTCTGATTACACTGCAGGCACATATAATAATGTACCTCTTACTGGTGGAACTGGTACAGGTGCAACTGCCAACATCGTAGTTTCTACCTCTGGACTAGTTTCTAGCGTTACTATTCAAGCAAAAGGTTCTGGTTACAGTAAAGCAGACTATCTTGGCGTTGATGATGAAAGTCTAGTAAGATCTGGTGGATCTTTGGGCAATCAACGTCTTGTTCTATATGTTGACCATGTTGGTTTTGGTGCAGGATCCAATGCATTGATTGTTGATGATCCCCTAAGATATGCAAGCGGTGACCTTATCAAGGTTGGCGAAGAAGTTTTAGAAATCACTAATGTTAGTGGTAGTACACTTACTGTGCTTACCGCTAGAGAAGGAACTAAAGCAGTTGATCACTATGATGGTCAAGCAGTATCCCTATACAAACCAACGTATAATTTTAATCCTAACTTCCAAATCTTCACTGGAAACAATTCTGGATATATTCAATCTTACGATAGAGACACTCAAAAAATTGAGATTGTTTATGACTATGCAACTCTACTATCAAATGCAGCACAAGTAGGACAAAGTTCTTCTTTCTTTGATAACTCTACTCCTGCCAGACAGGTTAAAATTTTTAGTGCAGGAGAAACAGCATACAAGTTTGAATTCTCAGAAGACAATACTACATTTACTCCCAATCCAAATATTGATATTCAGGAGTTTTACAAGTATGTGTTTGACACGTCTCATTCGTCTCTAACTGGGACTTACTTTGATTTGTCTCCAAGTAGAAGTTTCAACCTTGAGACAGTAGAGAAGACTGCATCATTTATTCAACCAGGAAACCCAGGTTCTTTTACAGAAGTCAAGTTTGGTTTTGGTAGCAGAATAGCATCTAATAATTATAGCACAAAAACAGGAACAGATTTTACTAATTTCTATTACTATGATAGAAAGAATGTAGTAACGTCTGATGGTGCATATCTTAAAATTATTACAGATCCACTACAAGGAACAAAGAAAGTAACTTATGTTACTAGTAATCGTTTTGTATATTCGGTTACTTCAGTTCCTCTATTTGATGGTTCTGGATCTATCACTTATACTACTACTGGTCAGTTTGCTGTTGGGGAAATTAATTCTTTCCTCATCACAAACCTTGGACTGAATTATAAGAAAGTCCCTGTAATCACTGGTGTTGATCCATCTCCAAGTTTTAAAGCAACTGGAAATGTTTTGTTTGATATTGCGACGCAAAACATTCTTGATGTTGAAGTTACTTCTAGAGGATCGAATTATGTTAACCCAAAGGTTGTTATTGTTGATGGCGATGGAGCTGGAGCACAATTCTCTATAACTGTAGTAAACGGTGAGATCTATAACATTAAACTTGTAAATCCTGGAAGAGGTTATACTTACAAACCAGAAATTGAAATTATCGAAGGAGATACAGAACTATATGCTACTAGCACCAACATTGGTGTTCCTAGAAGTGTCTCTATCGTTAATAACGGTGCAGCATATCATCTAGATAAGACTGTTTCATCTACTTTCTCTTCAAGTACAACATTCTACCTTACAAATATTACCGAAGACTTCTTGAAGGGAGAAGTTATTGTACAGCGTATTAATGGCACTGAAGTTGCAAGAGCAGAAGTTGTAGAGTGGAGATCAAATACAAACCTGTTGAAAGTTGGAAATATTCAAGGAACTTTCAGACAAAACCAACAGATTGTATCTCTACCAAGACCTGCAATCACCGCAACTATTAGTCAAGTATTTGTATCAACATTTACTGATAATATAAAAGCATTTTATGATAACTCTGGTTATTATAAATCTGATAAAGGTAGACTTGGTAATTCTAATCAAAGAATTACTGACAGTAATTTCTACCAAGATTATTCTTACGTTGTCAAATCTAAGACACCAATTGATCAGTGGCGTGAACTAATCAAATCTACTACACACCCTGCTGGTTTCAAACTATTTGGTCAGGTAGACATTGAAGTAACAGCTGGCACAGAAATGCCAGAAGAGATGCCAAAGTCTTCCCACTTCTCTGTCATTCAACTCTGGGATCCAGAAAAGAATAAGATTACTGTTGAAAGCACTCATAGAGTTGTTACTCAGTCTATTCAGAAG